CCTGCACCACCCGCGCCGCCGCCTCCGCCTCCTCCTCCACCTCCGCCGCCGCCTTTTATATTTCCGTTATTTGTTAGGTATATGTGTGGGGCATTTGCAGCGGAATTATAAGCATTCATTGCCCTACCGCCATCGGTACCATTTCCGCCATGTCCACCATGTCCACTTCCACCCGATCCAGCACTTCCACCATTTCCATAGTGACCATATATGTTACCGTTGTTTGTTATGTGAATTTCTGCGTTATTGATATTTACACTACCCACTGTAAAAGCGTCATTTGACGTTGAAGACGCCGATACGGTTACACCAGAATTAATCGTAAGATAAAATTTTGCGGCGGCGTTTAATACTTTTATTCTATTTGCAGTTGCACCCGTTGTAAATTTTGCAAACAATTGGTCATGCAGGTTATAATTTGTTGTATTGGTGGATATATTATCAAGTAAATAATCCTTTGCTTTGCCTCTAAAGTGATTTACTGATATCTGCCCACTGGATGGTATACCATACGAAGATGGACTAACTGGAACAATGTGATAAAATTTTGATCCATAGGCCTGCGAGGTCCCACCTCTGCGCAACTCGCTCATTGATATAGCTCCACTGGGACCCTTGAACATGTTTCGTATTTGAGACATGCTCACGGCCCCACTTGACGCTATTGAAGCTACCATTATCATGTTGGGAGAAAATAATCCGGATTAAACTTACTTAGAAGACCCACACATTTAAGGAATAAGAATGGAAGACCTCCGAAATGCCATGAAAATTGTAGATGATAATGCTCACAATATGTCAGAAGGTGATTATCTAAATCTATGTAACAATTTACATAAAATATATAAAGAAAAGTCTAAATCAGGTATGAGAACCATTGTAGACTACGAAAACTTTGATATGAATGTCAATAATCAAACAGATGAGGTCCTTGATCATTTCCATGATTACTTTTATAATATATCTATGTTGAATGAAGAAAACTACCTCCATTCGCAAATTGAGTATCTCCAAAATGAGTTAGACGTCCACAAACCATTGAAGCGCGTGACAAAACGTATCAAACATGATGCTATACGAGAATATTGTAACCTTAATGGTATAATACTGGATAGGTATGACGAAGATCATCTCCGCGCAAAATTGGATCGGGGTGGTTACGATCTCGGGGACGCGGGTACAAAATTTGAAAAGGGTGTGAAGGGATTGTATAAATCATATATGGCCATTGAAAATGCTTATAGAGCAATGTATAGTTCGGCCGTCCATAGAAAAATCATTCAGATTTGGGGTTGGGTGAATAACTTAGACGATATATAACCTAAGTCAAGTTTAGATGTATGTAAATGTAAAATGAAGCGATTATTAATATTTGACCTCAATGGCATTTTTTTAGTTCGCCGAAGAGATACTACCTCCCACAAACCAGATTTTGTAGTTGGTAAATTCAAGTGTTTTGTTCGTCCCGGTACTCGAAAGTTTCTTAAATGGGCGCATCACAATTATGACGTAGCCGTATGGTCTTCAACGATGCCTCACAATACTATACCTATTGTGAGACATATTTGGGGCAAGAAGATGAAAGATCTTAAATTTATTTATTCTCAGAGACAATGTACCAATGTTGGTACTATGGATAATGGAAAGCCTATATTCCTCAAAGAACTTAAATATGTATGGGAGATGTTTCCGTGGTATGACGAAACGAACACATTATTGATAGATGATTCACCTCATAAAGTAGTCAATAATCCACCAAATACATCTATCCACCCCGAACCCCTAACATTCGAAACTCTTAAAAATCCAGTAGATTTGAGAGCATTGATACCCTAAGTTGGAACTAGATCCCTGTAATTTAAAGTTTAATCATGGAAGACCTTACCTCGCTCATGGAGACCCTCGACCTGGTTGCCAAGTCAATCCCGGAGGGCGAATACCTGAAAATGTGCCATAATATGAAAAACTTATACAAGGTCGTGCCACGAGCAACTTCTCCCGAAGCGCACTTACCAAGGGTCCATGTCAGGCTCAATGAACCACCTCAACTTGCCCGCCTTCAGGAACTTACTAGGAATTACAATCGCAGAAAGAGAGAAATTCATCGCCATAAAAGCCGTCTCAAACGTGTACATATCAAAAAGAGAGTCACCGCTGGAGTCCGGGAAAGCGCGGTTCGTGAACGATGTGACCAACTTGGAATACGAATTCGTGAGTATACTATTGACGAACTTCGTGCGAAGGGTTATCAAATTCCCGACGAACGAAGCTTTTACCGTGGTTATATGGATAGAGTAAATCACCGCGCACAAGCTTTAATGAATGATCTGAACGGGCGCATTAGAGAAATGAACGAGGAAACCGACAGGGATATCCCTGAATGGGACGCACTATACCTCGAGGCCTATGGTGTACCACGCCCAGCAGATTGGTTCTGGTATTCTCAAGCTGGTTATGTGTAGGATTGATCATCTACACAGGGAATGACGGTGTATCTCCTAATTTACTTTCTGCTAAATCTGCGTCTTTAATGTAACCTATCAACATACCTAAATTGAAACCCAATGTTAAACCAACCGTTGCAAAACTTCCAATCCCCAAAACTTTAAAAACTTTATTCATCTTATTATGGACATTTATAAGTTTGACGACACCACCATTGATTCCCTCCTGTGTATTCAAATATAATATGAATGAGAGCACCACAAAGCATGAGAAGAATGTGGACTGGAACGACTATCTTTGTAGCTTGAAGAAGATAATAGAGTCCGGCATTCATAATACCAATAACGATAGCTTCAATAATAACGGTCTGACCCGGTCGTTGCATTTGCATTTAATAAATATTTTTATTGGTATCTAACGTTTATTTCTCGTCGTCATTAAAATAAAATTTCAAATCCGGTAAAAAAAAATATTGAATTAAAATAAGATGACCAACGGGCAAAATAATAATGGGTCGTCACAGATGAATATCAACAATACAAAACCAAAATATTTAAATATACCTAACAGGCGTGTCTTGGGAAAAAGAAAAGGTGGTGCCTCTTCTTATACCAGGTCCAAAAAACGACGCGATCTTTCCATGGTGGCTGACATTCGACGGGTGACAAATGAAAAGGTTACCGTTAGATTGCCACGGGTTATAATTAACGAACTCAAGAGAGTAAATTTTATTTCATCCCAACAGAGAATTGAATATGCCGGCAAAATTAATTTTGAAGCAAGTAAAAATAACCATCCCCAAATTAAGTTCAATCTCCCAAATCGTCTGACTTCTCATTTAAGAGCCCAGATTTCGGTGGACATTTTGAAGCTCATTAAGGATTATTATATTACTTATCACACTCACCCCGCCGCACGGGCATCTATAAATAACAATCATAATTGTAATAACAGCACACGGAAAAAGCTTTTTACATTACCAAGTGGGATGGATTTTGAGGCCTATGTGAGGATGTATCCGAGTACACAGGCTAATATAATCGCCGATGCGTATGGGTATTATGTAATTGATATTATTGAAGCCGCTGAAAGGGGTACTCCCGATGCTAAGAAAATTAATGAGACAATGGAAGGTATCAAAAAACTACCATTTTTGACATCCAGATTTAGATCCGTTGACGGTTTTGAGTTTTTTGAATCAACAATCACGGAGTGGAAATATACAATCAATACCGAATTGAACAGATACATGAAAAGTCAACATGGTGTTTCAATCAAATACTATTGTTACGGTGATGATGGTGCCACAATCACCCTCAAGCGTCGTTGACCCACCTGTCCGAATATTAAACCTTTGAAAGTTCCCCAAATTTTTATGATTTGCAATAATTAATTTTTTCACATATAGTCTTAAATCACTTACATTGCAACAAAAATCATAAAAAAACTATTTTCAAAAATCCAGAAAACTTTAAAACTTTACTTCAAGTTCCAAAATAATATCGTGTTATAGTAAAATGAATATCTACCTCGAAGTCCTTTTGCGAACTTTGGGTGTTTTCCTCGGTGTTTTCTTTACGGTTGGTTGGGGTCGCAAGAGTAAGCCTGCCATGGATGTGTTCCTCATAATCTTCGCCGTGGTCGTCGCGGTTGCCTTGGCTTTCATGCAACCAGGCGCTGCCAAGGCTGTTTCCAAGCCTGTGTTGGTTGCGAATGCCGCCGTCAAAGCCACCGCCGCTGCCGCTAAGTGATCACACTATTTGCCCATATAGACTATTTGCCCATACATATACCTAAGTCATTTGATCAAAGTTTCAAGAAGTATGTAAAATTTCTTCAAAGTTTGAGTCGCTTCGCTCCGGTATGCCCCGATCTGTGTCACGTTTTGGTAAGATCTATGTTGTCAAAGTATGTAAAATTTATTCAAAGTTGATGTCGCTTCGCTCCAGGTATGCCCCCGATCTGTGTCACATTTTGGTAAGGGTTGTGGATATACAGGAGCCTTACCAAATTATTACCAAATTACGAGATAGGCCACGATGATTCCAACTATGATGCGTCGCCTGGGTTGCGCAAAAATCAGGATGAATTATTTTCTTAGCTATAT